TTTTAAATAATTTAAAATTTGTTAACAGTAATGTATTAGATTATAGTGCAGAAATGTATTTAAAAGAAGCTAAAACTGGCGGGGGCGGCCATCCATTAATTAATACTGTGCTAGGCAAATGGATCGATCACATGAAGGGCGATAGAAAAAATATAGGTAAAAGTTTACCTAAAGATATTATGGTTAATAGAACAGAGGATTATTGGAGATGATTACGCATGTGATTCCATGCCTGTCCATTTTTAAGTTCTTCAAAAGACCAATGGCTCATTGACTTCAGTTGCATCCAGTATTCTCTGTTAAATTCTTTTGGATTTTCAATATTACTAAAATCATCATCAGCAACATCTTTACACTGACTGTCTTCTTTGTCGGTTACAAATGCATAATGTCCTTGTATAATTGGTCCAACAATACTACTACTATTATGATTTACAACAGCCCATGCGTCGACTAAATCTTGATGAATTGGTATTCCAGTGTTACTAATTGACAGATCATTTTTTTTAAGCAACAACTGAATGTTTGGTAATTTTGTCCAGTTACGTTGAGTTCTATCTCCTGGATGTGCTCTTATTATAATGTGTCTGTCACTATATTTGCGTATCTTCTTTACTGTAGTTATAATCCAATCTTCAATTGGTATTCCTTTCATACTCCACCCACTATTCCGTTGACAACATAATATTATTTTTGATCCAGTTTTTTTGTAAGGCAGTAAACTTATATTATGATGTTGTAAAATTTGATTACAACGAGTTGTATCTATAATACTATCAAAATAATTACCAGTTGTTGGAAAAATTCCGTTTGCACTATAGCGTAAATATCCATGTGCATTAGTGTCATCTGCAAATCTAAATAAGTTTGCATCTGCTACAATAACATATTTTTTTTGATTTAACTGTTGAGTTATTATATTTTTACGTAGTTTTAAATGTAGCGGCTTTGTATTAGCATATACCCAACCTTGCATTACTGCAACATCGCACGGTATTAATTTTTGATCATAGTTAATACTGCTTGTATCTTGAGGGTGTCGTAAAATTCCCTCATGAAAATAGTTAATTAGTTGTTCTTTTTGTATATTAGTGTTACCAGCAGGAACACTACTCATATAGTTAACAACCTCCATGTAACATTCTCCATGCTGTGCCATCTTCCATTTCATTAATATGAAATTGACAATAGCTAAGATGTGAAAGATATCTTACCATCTGTTCTTCATTATATGTATTTAAATTATTAATTTGAGATAAAGAAGTATTACACATTGTTGTTGCAGCGTTTGGTCCTAGTGCAATTGCCGGAATGCCGTTCATAAGTGCTTCAACAGCAGCTATACTATTATAAGTTACCAAGCAATAAACATCATCTTGTAATGCCTGCGCAAGTGTATTGAATGTAATACGTTCGGCTCTTCCTGGTTTTAATCTAACCTCAATTGGACGGTTTGTTACTGATTGTAGTTCTTTAATAACAATTTTTATCCATTCTTCTTGACACGGTTGATTCCAAAATTTCATTACTTTATTACTAGGCGGGCAAATTAAAATTTTACGTCCTGTATTAAATTCTTTGTACTTATAATTTGGTAGTATTTTGTTTAATCTATCTTGTGGACGATCTTTAATAGGTGTAAGATTTTGTAAATTATTTCTTGTAACACGATGCCAAATTTTATTTTTACTAGTTTCATTTCCAAAATACGACGAGTCAATATAATAAAAATCTTTCTTATTATTCCAACAATAATGAATCGCTTCCTGAGAATGCGATGCCATTCCTCGGATTAATAAAGGTGAATCGACTGTTGATGTATTATTCCATGTACTTAATTTTGCTTGATTAATACCGTTCTCAAATAATTTTAAATAAGAATTAAAATATGTAGTATTATCAATTGTAGGCGAAAATATATGTGCTACTCGACATCCTAGTCCTCGTTTTGGATTTTTTCGTATTCTCATAGAAGTAAATTATCTTGTAGATAGCTATCATCATTAAGTATATCCCATGCACAGCCGTTCATCATTTCATCTTTTGTAAACTGGCAGTAACTAAGATGTTTTAGTAGAGTATACATCTCGTCTTCTGTTGGTTTATTAAGATCCTCAATTTGTGATAACTCTGTATTACATAAAACTGATGCACAATTTGGACCTAGCGAAATTGCAGGAATTCCGTACATTAAAGCTTCTAATGCTGCTATACTATTGTAAGTTATTAAACAATGTATATTGTCAGCTAGTGCTGTTTCTAAAGGATTTGATATGACACGTTCAGATCTGTGTGGCTTTAATCTAATTTCAATAGGGCGATCTGTAAGCTCTTTTAATTGATTTATCACTTGTTCAACCCATGCCTTAGGACTTGGTTGTTTAAATAACTGCATAACTATATCACTTGGCGGACAAATTAAAATTTTATTTCCTGCATTAAATTTTCTATATTTAAATTTTTTAAGCCTATCGCCAGGGCGTTCAATTATAGGGCCGGTCTGTTGAAGAGAATTTTTTGTAATACGGTGCCACACTTTTGTTTTACTTCCAGCATTGCCAAAATATCCAGTATCAATTGCATAAAAGTTTCTATTTGTTTCCAAACAGTGTTGAATTGCTTTACGGCTATCAGACCACAGTCCTCGTATAATTAACGTATTATTTGTTGCTTTTTCATCATTCCAATTACTTAATGTTCCGTTACAACCCAATGTAAATGCTTGTAGATAGTCGTCATACGCTAATCCTTTTTCGATATAACTAGAGCCTCCGCCTGCAATTGCTACTACTTTTGATAATTTATTTTTTTGAAATTTATTTTCTATTATCCCTATTGTATGTGCTTGGCTATATCCGTGATATTTGCCTTCTGGATCAATTAATGAATTTGTAAGCACTTTTATAACATGTTTTGTGTCGTTAGGTAATGTTAAATTTTCTATAAGTTGAGGTCGTCTTCTAAAATCTTGAATCTTTTGAGATTGACTAACTACTTTATTATTTAAGTAATTTCTTTCTACATAATAAAATTCACTTGCGTATTCACAATTATAATACTCTGTAAACCATGGCCCGCCTTCGGTGTAGTGTAATGCTTTTGGTTTACCATCATTTGGTTCTTTATACCATCCAACTAGCCAATTCCATTCGTGACTAATTTCACCAATTTCTCTATTTTTAAGCCAACTAAATCTATGAAAAAAGGCTCCATTTTTAGTAACATTATTAAGCCAGTTACTAGTGCATATTTTGTTTGAAGGATGTGAACAATTAAACAATACACACGAACTCCAATTTTTTCTTGGATATACATGCTGTTGTTGTCCGTCCATCTTTATACCTGGTTTTGGAGTATAATCATGATGAGCACACATAACTGCATATTTGTTATTTACTTGATCAAAGAGATTTTTTATATCTTCAAGAAATATAAAGTCACAATCAATAAATAATGCCCATCCATTAAATTCGCATAATTCAGGTATTAAAAATCTTGTAAATGTAAATTCAGTTGAAGCTAACATATCTGTTGGTCTTTTGTAAATTCCGTCGCTTCTTAGTTTATTTATTTTTAAAGGAATAATTTCAACAGGCACAGATGCTGTATCAAGGATGCTTTGTTTACATATTTGATATGCAATATCTTCTCTGCTATCCCATCCAATAAAAATCTTTAACGGAGTAGGGTCAATATCGTTTTCATCTTCGTTCAATATCATCTTCTATACATTCTTTCCCCCATTGTATTTCTAATATATGGGCATTTTTATCTCCTGGATTTGATGCTTTGTGCCAAACTTCTTTACCAATTTCATAAGGTAGTTTGTGTGGTTCTAAATGCACAGAATTACTTAATTCTTTCCATTCAGTTTGCATTTTAACAATACCTTCAAGAACCATCCATTGCTCACTGCGTTTAAAATGTTTTTGATCACTTAAACTTTTACCAGGATAAATTACAAGCTCTTTTACTTTATAACCTTGAGTAGGCTTGTGATCTAGTACTCTCCAGTATCCCCAATCACGTTCGGTTTTCTGTGTCTTCCATTCATCTAATATCCAGCTACTAGAATTCTTCTTATTAGTTCCGCCTATGCCAAATACAAATTCAACATTATCAAAAATCATTTCAGGAATATTATCAACAGTTCTATCGCCGCCATTGGCAAAAATAATTTGTGCATCGGGATGAATATTTTGCACACATTGAATGGCATCAATTGCTGTGTTATCTGTATCGTCAAATTCAAATACATTATCAACGCATTCAAGTGCGTTGATAATTGTTTTACGTTCGTTTACGGACATAAAAGGCATGCCTTTTTTACGTGTCAACCATTGGTCGCTGTTTAAACCAATCCAAAGTTCTCCATCGGAAAGCCTAGCTAATGATTTTGCGTTTTCAAAATATGCAATATGTCCTGAGTGTAGAGGATCAAAGCCTCCTGTAACTAAAACTATTTTCATCTAGTATTTACATTTTACCATCCAAATATATAGTCTTTTCTGACATTAGTAATTTCTTTAGCACCAAGAGATTTTAAGTATTTTCCTGCACAGTATTCAGTGTCAGCATGTTGCTCACATACAATAATTGGTTTATATTTTAAAATTGTTTCTGTTGCACCTTGTAAGACTTCAAGTTCGTGGCGTTCGCAATCAATTTTTAACAATCCAAACTTTGGTAAATTTAAATCGTCCATACGCTTGATTGATATATTTCCACTGCCAACTTTACTTACAAAACTACCTCCTGTATTATTAGAATTATACTCAATAGTAACTTGACTATTAACATTACCTAATGCATACTCGTTAATTTGTACATTAAGATCTTTTACATTTAGATGCAAACATTCGTACACTTGATGCATCGGTTCGTATGCAATAACTTGTGTAAATTTTTCTGCTAGATGCACAGCCCATAATCCTACGTTTGCACCCACGTCAATTACTAGACCAAAATCTGTTACATATTTGTATGCTTCATCTCTTACATCATCTTGATATTGAGGAGGGCCGCCGTTTCTTACACGTTTTGTTATAAGCCTTTCAAAATGATTATCAGTATCGGGCATCCAGTAGTTATATATTTGTTTCATTTTTTTAATACCGTAATATATTTTATAGAATTAATATCAAATTTTTCAACGTAGCGTTCTGTAATTTTTTCGTATTCTACAGTCCACCCAAACATTTCTAATTTCGATTTCCACCAGCTAGGAGTTTCAATAATTAAATGAGCATTACGACCATCGTTGAGTTTTTTCTTTGCAGGATGACATGCTATCAGATGATACTGATATTTAGATGCTCGATTAAAAAGATCAGTTAATGTTTGATCTATTAGTTTAGGTTCAACATGTTCGAGTACATCGCTGCTATAAATCATATCAACTGATTGTGGCAAATTAATTGGACTGGTTACTGGGTCATATGTGTACAATTTTATATCAGGATATTTTTCAGCAAGTGCATTAGATGTAAGCCCTTTTCCTGATCCAAAATCTAATATACTAGTAATATTTTTATTTTCTAAAATTTCAGATACAATATTTGGTATGCTTTCTCCACTTCCAAATTTAGATCGATTATGGAGTTCTGTTAATTGTTCTAAATATTCTTTACTAAATGCCATGTATATTCCTTTATATTACTTACAACGAAGCATCTTCCATTCCTGCTACTCTAAGTTTTACAACATTAGTTATCTGCCATTGCTTCTGATCAAGTCCTTTTAACAAGCCTAACCATTTGTTACGCATAAGTGCAAACTCGTTAATAATCTTTTCGTAGTCAACAACGTCTGCTTCGCCGTCTACGTATTTTTCAACGTCGCGACTTGACAGAGCTCGTTGGTAGCTTTCAAGATATTGTTTAAAGAAAGAACTACGCAACCTGCGTAGTTCAATGTTTAAGTAATTAAGAATTGCTTCAATCTCTTGTAGTTGATTAAATCTTTGTTCAACTATACCTGGCATTTCTGCTGCTGCACGTTCAACATTGCCTTTGAGTTTTACTTCACTCCTAGCTTCAATTAACTGATCTTCAAAGTATTGTATTGCTTCTGGAATCTTACTAATGTCTCTTGAAACTTCAGAGTAGTATCCCATTAATCGTCATCCTCAACTGTATCATACTCTGAGTCTAAATCAAGATAGTAATTTACAGCATTGTCAAGATGCTTATCATGGCCAAATATTTCTCTTAGTGTGTTATCAGCTACACCATAATCGGCTAGTAAATCAACGTATTTCTCAGCTGCCATGTCAATATGTTTTTTGTCTAAATATTCTTTAAACAACATCCAGATATCTGCAATTTCTTCATCATTCATGATCAATATTCTCCTCGATAATTTCAGTAACTTCGGTATTTACCACAGGCTTCATTTTTTCTTCGTACTGATCCATTACCATATCAAGTGTTGATCCAACCCATTGTTTACGATAATGAAGATGTTCCTCGCCAGCTAAGTC